CTAGTGTTTTAAATGATTTAATGATGCTTGATTCTGATATTCCTTGTGCTGTGGTTAGTGATGAAGTTGCTATTTTTGGAATTGATGGTATTAATTATTGTGATAAAATGAATATGCGTTCATCACCTGGTTGGCCATATCAATGCTTGGACAATAATAGAGGAGAATTAGGAAAATCATATTTGTTTGATGAAGATAATAAGAAAATTAAAGATCCTTTATTATTGCAAAATTATCAAGATCGTTTAGAAAAAGCTAAAAAGGGTCAACGTGTTCCTTCTATTTGGCGTGATTGTTTAAAAGATGAACTTCGTCCTTTGGATAAAGTTACTGAGGGTAAGACACGACTTTTTAATATTCCTCCTGTTGATTTTTCCATTTTAGTACGAAAATATTTCTTAACTTTTGAGCAAGCTTTTTATAGGGGTCATGGTTCTTTCTTCAGTGCTGTTGGTATTAATCCTGAGAGTTTTGAATGGACTGCTTCATATAATCGCATGAGATCATATGGCTATAAATGTGTTGCGGGGGATTTCAAAACTTTTGATGGTATGGCAATGGCGCAATTGTTATGGGAAATAGCTGAAATGATTAGTGATTGGTATGATCTTAAATTTGGAGTAGATGAAGAAGCTCGTATAGTTCGGCGTGTACTAATGGATGAAATGATACACACCTATCAACTTGTCTTGAATTGTGTTTATAAAACACATCAAGGTAATCCCTCTGGTAATCCTATTACCGCCCCTTTAAATACCTTGTTAAATATTTATTATATGAGATTAACATGGTTAGAAATTATGACAGTTGTGTGTTTCATGTTATGTACTATGGATGCTTATAGTCAAAATGTAATGGAAGAAGCTTATGGTGATGATAATCGATTGGTTATTAAAGATAGTGTTATCCATTTATTTAATCAATGTACTATAGCAGAGTCACTTGCCAAGCATGGAATTACATATACTGATGAATCTAAATCAAGTGAGATGGTGCCTTATCGACATTTATTGGATACATCTTTTCTAAAGCGTAAATATCGTTTTGATGCAGAAATTGGAAAAGATATAGTATTGCCTATTATGGATAAGGATACTATCACTAGTTTGACTAATTGGTTTCGTGACTCTAGTAATATAGAAGAGCAATTACAAGAAAATCAACGTGCTGCTTTGGGTTTTGCTTTCTTTCATGGACGTGAATTTTATGATGATTTTAATTTTAAATTTATGACTAAAATGAG